ATGGCTAAAATGAAGGAAGGCAGCAAAACTAAAGACGGCATCTACGTCAACGAGGACGCTAAGAACGGCAAGCCATACTGGTTTCAGGTCATGGTTAATGGTAAGCGAGTAACGAGGCGCGGCTTCCGGACGCGTACTGAAGCGAAGAAGGCGCGTGACGAGGTAATGGTCGATATGAATCGTGGCTCTTACATAGACCCCGCGAAGATGACCTTTGGCGAGTATTTTCTGGAGTGGCTGTCGGGCCGGAGCAACATCGAGGAATCTACTCAGGAGCTTTACATGTCATATTACAATACCCACATTAAAGAGCGAATCGGAACCATGGAGCTTTCTAAGCTTGGACCCTTAGATATTCAGAAGTTCTTAAAGTATCTCCGGACAGAAGGGAGCATCCGAGGCGGTGGCCTCAGTGATGAAACGGTCAAGCGGATCTTCGTAACGATTCAGGCTTCACTCAATGACGCCGTCACCTTAGAGATACTTGATAAGAACCCCACAACAAAGATACCAAAGAATGAACGGCCGCGCGTGGAGAAGAAGGAACGGCAGATCTGGAGTAATGACTCTGTCAAACATGTCCTATCAAATAGCAAGGGCTCCACTCGCTACTGGATCGCCTACTTCCTTGCTGTAATGACCGGGATGCGTCAAGGCGAGATACTTGGCCTCAAATGGTCTGATATTGACTTCGACAAGAGAACAATCACGATCCGCCGCAGCCTTCGTAAAAACACTGGTGAGATGAAGAAGGTTAAGACCCAAAAGAGTAACCGGGTCATAAGTATATCGCCATTAACGGCTGCCTTCCTGCTCGAACATCGGGATATTATCGGTGTGGAAAAGCGTAATCTGGGTAAGCAATATGAGGAGAACGACCTCGTTGTCTGCACCCGAAGGGGAACGCCGGCTCACGCCACCAAAGTACTGGATACCTGGTATACGCTCTGCAATAAATTCAAGCCAGCGCATGAGCCTTGGATAACTTTCCACGATCTTCGTCACCAGAGCGCCAGCATCATGCTTAATGAGCGCGAGGATATCCGTGTTGTCTCTGAGCGACTGGGTCATTCGACGGTAACAACGACACTGAACACCTATTCCCACCTGCTTCCTACAGGCCAAGAGCAAGCTGTCTTATCGTTGGACCGTACTATCGGTTTTGGTTACGAGGAAGAAGACGAGAAATAAAAAAAACAAGAGCAATTACTGCTCTTGTCCGTTAAACCATTTATAGAATGATTCCTTTGGTATGATGATCTTTCGCCCGATCTTGATAACCCTAAATTCCCCCGAGTTTACAAGCTTATATGCTTGATTCAACCCAATTCCTAGAATGCGCCGGATGTCAGCTACCTCCAGTGTCTCCGGCTCATATCCTTCCTTGTAAACGTCCATTTCCCCTCACCTCACTCTATTGTATTCTCTCTTACCTTGTCCCCATGTTGTCTAATCTTCGCCACCCTCGTCCGTTTTTTCAACAGCCAGGTCAAGAGTTAGAGCAAGCTTATAGAATGCCTTCCATCGGATTTTGATGTATGTTCCCTTGCTGATCGGCGGGTTAAAACTCTGGTTGTAAACCTTCCAATCGTAAACGTAATCCTCTTTCATGTATCGTTCTTCGATGAGCAGTCGTTCCTTCGGGTGCAGCCGCCTTACTGCGCGCTCGATCCGTTCACAGTATGCCCGCCGCGCTGCCGGAACGTCCACATTGTGCATTGCGATGCTTGCTGTTTGATCGCTCGTTGTACCGGTGTAGCTACGAGGCATGTCGCTGTATCCTGCCGTCGTGCTGGCCTCGCGTTCGTCGAAGGTGATCGTCTTGAAGATCCGATATTTCTCCAGAGCTGCTTCAACAGCGGCTTGCGTCCTTCTCCGGTCCAGCTCCGGCAATTCGAAGTATTGTTGTTGCATAAATCACCTCGTGTGCTCCAGGTTTTTAACAAATGCCATCGATGATATCTTGCTTCAACGCCATTGAATTGCATAGAATGCGAGCATATTCCTTGATTTCATCATACATACGATCTGACACCGCCCGCGACTCGCTATCCTCTTTCCGAATGGCTGCAAGTTCATCTTTAATCCGGTCGATATTGGACTGTAGTTCTTCAATTTCCCGTTCTTTTTCCGTCATAATGCTGTTTGTCAATTGCCATTGTGGAATAAGATCCGTATGGCGGTCGTGAATGTTTTGTCGCAATTCACCGATCCTGCTCATGGTTGTATCGATAATGTTTTTGACAATCGGTTCAGGGAAAGGCAATGAGATGCGATAACAAGTAATGAGCCTCTTAATATTGACGTCGGTAACCATGATAATATCTTGGTACAGGTAGTAGTTCGTTTTTGAAGTAACCGTATCGGTTAAAGCGTCTTGTACAATGAGTTGGGACTGCTCAAACGCATTTGCTATCTCTATCGTTATTTCCGTATTAATCTGGTCGATGTCCTTACGGGATGCAGAATTCAACCTCCTCACCCGCGTCATCCATCGTTCTTTAAAGTGGTTCGTAATTTCAGGTGTTTTCAATTCCCCAACCTCCTTGTATCTCAATATTCATTTTGTTTCTTCTTTTCCGTTCTCGTCAGTCGTTACTGACCAGCCACATTTACAACTACGGTGGAACTTATTCGGGTACTCACCATCATCGGCAATCAACTTCCCTGCACCATTGCCGATTTTATCGCTACCGCATAAACGGCATTCCGCATACTTTGCGCTTAACTCCAAAACCTTGGTTAGCTTCACCATGCATACCACCTATTCATTCAGATACTAAAGCCCCGATCCGGATGAACCGGGGCAACTCGATTAAACTTTAAAACTAAACCAGAACGCTGCTACCCAGCAGGCGACAGAGAAAATGACGGCTCCAATTAAGCCCCAGTTCCAGTTCTTCATAAAGGCAACTCAGACTGATTTGGATCTACGGTCACCGTGCCGTCCTTATCGATCTTGCCCCGGACACCTTCACGCGGTTCGGCGTGGAATTCCTCAAGGCTCATCTGCGACTCCTTGATCGCAAGTTCAACGTCAGCGCCGGCCATCTTATAGAACTCGAACGTTTGAGCTGCCGACGCATCGCCCTTAACCTCGAAGTCGAGGACCGTCTTCTTGGAGTCCTTTGACGTCTTCTTGAACTCGGCCGTCAGTTCGACATCAACACCGGAGATCGAGAGGAGGACCACCGAACGCGTCATCTGGTTCAGCTCCGGGCGCTTTTCGTCTTCACCTTTCAGGTAGAATTGAAGACCTTCCTTTTTGCTGTCCTTCGTTTGCTTATTGAAATGAGCTTTAACAGTAATTTGCATGGGATAATTGCTCCTTTATATTTGAGATTATTGGCCGCTGCCGATAAGCTTCTGTTTAATGCATTCGAGGTAAATGAGCTGATCTGTGATCTCTTGCTGCGCATGCTCGATCCATTCAATCAGGCTGTAGCTGTCCAAGTTAACCAGTTCGCCGTATTTCTCCAGCCCCTTGGCCTGCTGCCCGATAAAACGTTCCAGGATAGCGCTAAGCACCGGATTCTTCTTCATTTCATCCATAGGACACCTCGTTGCTTTTTCGTTCATAATCCAGCCATTTCATGCGGATATCCTTAATCTGTGCCCCGATCCGTTGAAAGCTAACGCCGAGATAAACTCCGATTTCTCGCATCGTCATGTCGTCTAACAAGCCTTTGACAATCTGCTGTTCTCTAGGTTTCAGTGTCTCAATGAACTCTTCAACAAGAGGCACTGTAGGATCAATGTCCGGAGTTCCAAGCGTATCTAGCAAGGTTGTTTCATCATCGAATGTTATAGGAGCATCGGCTGAATAAACATTGCTATCAATGAAGTGGAGCGCGTCCTTGATTCGCTTAATCGTGACTCCGTAACGGGCGGCCATGTCCTTAATTGAAGTTCCGTCAATATCAAGGCCATCCTTTGTAATCGCAGCTGCCGTTTCCTTCACGAGCACTGGTACATATATCTGTGACACTTTGTTCTTATGACGTTTAATCTGACCGATGATGCAGCGCGTAGCATATGTTGAGAACTGCAATTCGCTGGTAGTATCAAACCTAGCTGCTGCGTGAATCAACCCCATGCAACCAGCAGAAAAGAAGTCTTCATAATCAAGAGCTGCGTCACGGTTTGCCATTGCCATTTTGTTTGCATACTTGCTGACAAGCCCCATGTTCTCTGTAACCAGATAATGACGATCTTCCGTAAGTCTCATTTGGCGAACAACCTCCTTTCGGAAACCCTGCCCAGTTTGGCCAACCGCTTGTTCTGCCGGCGCATCAGTTCCGCCTCCGCCGCAGCCTTGTCCGTCATTGAGGCTCTATCGTCGTTGAAGGCAATCTCCCGGAGCTGCTGCTTCGTTGCTTTTCTCCAGTTCATAGTGGCCTCCCTATCCTGCGATAGCCTGCAGCACTTCAAGCTGGAAGGTAGGTAGATCGAGAGCCAGCTGCCCGCAGTCGCTTTGTTTAATCGCTCTTGCCATTTGAGCCAACACGTAGGCATCAACCACGTTGTTGCTGCTGCTTTCGAATCCCCAACGTTTATAGATCGGAACCGCCATCGCATCCTTCGGCGTGTTGCCCTTGCCGGTTGCGAACTTCTTGAGCTGCGATGGAGTGATAATCGTATATTCAAATTTCATGCGGTATAGCCATTCTCGGATCATCCCGCCAAGCTCGTACTGGAAGCTCACTCCTTTGCCTTGCGAACCGAACGAGTAGCCTTCCAAGCAAATGATGTCATCCGTATGCAAATGGGTTATGATTTCGTCAACCAGTGTGACAATTCTTTTGGGATCCACGCTGCCGACTCCGGTCAGTTCTTTCCGGCGCAGCACCTCTCCGGCTTCATCCAGTGCCACAAATCCTGTTTTTGATGATGGGTCAATTCCTACAAATCGCATGCTATTTGTTCCACCACTTTCGGTTTAATTTTGAAAGCGACAGGGAACACCGTGGATGACTGCTGCTTTGATCGCTTTTCCAAAGCGTCGCGCAATTGTTCTGCGAGTGCTTTTCCTAAGTACCAAGCGACCCGGGAAGCGACCCCATTGCCGACTATTTCATACATTTTGCTCAAGCTGATCGTCTCCGGAAAACAGTACCAGTCTGGGACAGATTGGATCCGCAGGCATTCCCGAACTGTGAATCGACGCGGTCTATAGTGATTAACGCTCGTCACTTCATTCGGACATTTGGCGCGGTATTGTGCTATTAGCGTTTTAGCCGGCACCGATCCGTCATTAACTGGAATTCCAGTTCCATAGTTTGTTGTCGTCTTGCCATCAACTACGTTCTGGATGTATTTCGGCAGTGATACCTCAGGATCATGATTTTCTGGTCCTGGATGGATTTCTGCATGATCCAATCTCGAGCAGTTAACAGTCCACCCTGGCTTACCCCAGTCCGCCGTATATGAACGCTGGAACGACAGGTTTTGATTTTCCTTGACCGTTGTTGCTTGTGTCTGAATATGTGCGTTTGTCCCGTCATTAGGCTCAGGCAGATCCCCAATAGCATCCCGCAGCACTTGCGTCCTGTAATCTCCGTCCATTGGTTCGGGAAACTGGAATTCAAATTTAAGGTCTTTTCGGATACCAACGATAAACACACGCTCACGCTTTTGTGCAACTCCGTAATCCCAAGCCATCACAACTCGATATGAAACGTTGTATCCGATCCGTTTAAATCTCCGCAGCAGTTTTTCGAATGTCTTCTTGTGGTTCTTGCCTATCAGCCCTTTTACATTCTCGAATACGAATGCTTTCGGTTGCTTCACCTTGATGATTGCTAGGTAACGGAATACCAACCGTCCCCGGCTGCCCTTTTCCCCGGCACCTTGTCCAGCTACACTGTAATCTTGGCACGGAGGGCCTCCTGCAATGATGTCCGTGTTTGGGATGTCTCTAGCTTTGATCTTCGTGATGTCGCCATGTACAATGTGATCACCGATGTTATGACGGTAGGCTTCACATTGCTTTTTCTCAAAGTCATTCGCCCATACAAGGTTGTATCCAGCTGTTTTCAAACCTACAGCCATTAGCCCGCCGCCAGCGAACAGCTCTGCGGCGGTAAAGCCGTTGCTCGGCTGCTGCGGCGTTGCGTCGTATAACATTCCAGCATCCTCCTTTTCGTTTATTCCGGGGTGGAGCTGACAATTTGCTTTCCCCATGATACTCGCAATTATTGAAAGTGCAGGCTCTTCCCATCTCATCCGTTTTAAAAACCCTGTCTGCCCTCCGCCGCTGCCGAATGCACCTTTCATGAAGGCTTTTTGCTCATCAATGGGCAAGCATTTCCAATTGCTCCCCGGAAGAATTTTATGTGCATAGGGCTTTTCGTCGTTTCGAAGACCATAGCCATAATGGTTACTGATCATCGGGGTTCACCTTTTTCAAAACAGCCCAGCATTGAACGTCATGCGTTTTGCCGGCGTACTTATACGGGTGCCTCGACGACTGCCTATATTTGAGCTCCATGCGGTCAATGCTTGTCTTCCCTTGATTGATCAGCTCATATCCGCGCTTCTCGAGGTCCGTGATAGCTCGATTCAATTCTGCTTCGTTCATCCGCCTGATCGTTACCGGCCGTAAGATTTTGTCCGTTTGTCTTTTCGGAAGCGTGAAGACCTCGGCAAGCACTTCTCCGTTATCGCCTTTAATGATCTCTTGCGGCACTTCCTGAAAGATCGGGTCCGGCCGCTTCATTCCCGTTTACCCATCCGCGCCTGGCTCCACGGGATCAGCATTTCAATCTTGCGATATTCCGGCCGTGTCTCAGCCAGCTTGGTGTTTTGCTTCTTGGTGTAGTAGAGAACCGTTTCCTTGCGGATCAACTCGTTATGTTCGTTACAAAGCGGTACAAGGGCAAAAGTAGTATGAGAGCGAAGCTTGCAGCCGGGATACTTACACAGCGGCCGAGGAGATAAATTGTTCATTCCTTACACCTCACTTTTCCTATATTCACGTGCCACATGGCACATCTTGTCATAGAACCACATCAGCTTTTCACGCTTCTCCGGGTCGATCAGGGGATCACCGATCACGACAGCTGCGTCAGTGATTCGTTTCAGTAACTCGTTGTATTCCTCATCGTTGTTGACTTGGTCAGGTATCGCCTTAGCCATCAGGCAGCACTCCGTTCCAGGTCAACGAACTTGCCATATTGCTTGAGGAAAGCCATTTCTATGGTGAAAGTGCCGACGTTCCGGCCCTTAGCGATGATAAGCTCGATGATGTTCTTCTTCTCGGTGTTCTTGTCGTAGTAGTCTTCGCGGTGTAGGAACGTAATGATGTCCGCGTCCTGTTCGATACCACCCGCCTCCTTGATGTCGGAAAGCATTGGGCGCTTGTCCTGCCGCTGCTCGACTCCCCGGCTGAGCTGGGCGAGAGCAACGATTGTAATGTCGCATTCGCGGGCCAGCAGCTTGAGGGATTTCGAGACATACTCGACCTCTTCGCGCTTATCCTTAAACTTCCGCCCACCGCTGATCAGCTGGATATAGTCGATGTATACGACCAGGTTCGGCTGCTCCTTAACGAGCTTCTTAACCTCGCGACGGATATGCTGGATAGTCATCCCGGGCTCGTCGTCGATGAAGATTGGCAGCTGGTCAAGCTCGTCCCGTGCAAATGAATATTTGAGCCAGTCATCATCGTCGAAGGAGCCGCTGCGGAGTTTCGAGTGATCAATGTTAGCCATGGTGCAGATCATCCGCTCCGTCACCTGCAATTCTGGCATTTCTCCAGAGAAGATGGCTGCTGCATAGCCGTCCTTAGCTGTCTGAAGTGCATCGCCATTCATGTAAGCCGTCTTGCCAACCGAAGGCCGCGCTGCGACGATCTCAAGCTCTTGACGTTGATGCCCACCTGTTATCGCGTCGAGCTTCTTGCTTATGGTTCGAGCGCCGGTCATACCGCGCTTCTTCTGCCGTTCTTCGATAACTTCCTCATGACCGTTCAGTACGCCGCCCATTTTCTTGAGACCGCCGCTACTGCCCGGACGCTTCTGCATCTCCTGAAGCTCCTCGATCTTGGCAGCAGCTTTACTCAAATCAATCCTTTCAGATCCGGCATAACTCGCAAAGGAGGCGGATGCTTGTCTGTTGATAAATGTCTCTCTCACGATGTATTGATAGCTCATAAAGTTGTTGGCCGTTGGGACTGAAGCTGCAAGTTCGCTGAGATAAGACATGCCGCCGATTTTCATGACATTGGAGCCAGCTCGCTGGACCAGCATAACGAGGTCTACCGTGCCCTCGATTTCATAACAGTACTGAAGGGTTTCAAGGATAAGTGCATGCCGATCATCTGCGATGAATTCCTCAGGTCGGAGGTAGCAGTCATCCATAAGGTCCGGTTGTTTGATTAGGGCACCAAGGACGGCTGCTTCAGCTTCGTAGCTCATGCCTGCTCACCATCCAGCTTCACTCCACAGAATGGGCAGAACTTAATGTTGAACCAACTTGGAGCAATTCCGCCTTTCATTTCCCATCCACCGCAGTAATCCCAAGAAATCACTTGATATTCTTCTTGCTCTTCGCATTCATGAATAGAATTAGGTTCACTCAATCTCCGACACCTCGCTTTAAATGTAATGGCATGCTCGTTGCTGCTTGTTCCCATTGAGCCTTGAGAAGAAACCGGTCTTCCGTCTCTTGCTGAAGCAGTTTGATTTGCGGATCATGCCGGACGATATCCGCTATATCCGGGAAGAAATTGCTTGTGTCGATGTGCCGGTTGAGATTCGCCAGCCCTGCGGCCGCATCTACGCTTGCCAGGCGCTCCACCCACAATTCAAGAATTTGAGGATTGCGTCTGAAGTCAGGTGCTTTATTCGGGTAGGCTGCGGTTGCCTTCGCCAAGAGCAGTAAAACTTGATCCCTGGTCAGCGCCGCCACCCCCTAATTGGTTTTTGAAGAAATCTAGGTTGGAATCGAACTTGTTACCGGATGTTTTAGCTAACCCTTCCGGATCCACTGTTGGGTAGTCCTCATACCTCTTTTGGTTTAAAAAGGTGGAAGGGTGAGGAATGTATCTCGCTTCCGTATTAAGCAGCTCGCATGTCTTTGCGAAATTGATCGTATTAGTGATGATTGCGTTAGGATCGAAGTCTTTCTCCTTGGACAATTTGGTCCAGGCTTTTAATGCTGCTTGTTTAGATATCTTTCTTGGGTATGAAGAGTAGAAATCATCGAACGTTACATTTTCTTTAAATACTTTCTTTAAAGATATTTCTTTATTTGGGGGTACGATCGTATACCCCTGAGTAATTACTTGAGGTATATGATCGGATACCTCTAGAGGGATACAATCGTATACCTCTGAACTTGGTTGTAGAGGGGTATGATCGTATACCTCTGGGTCGTCTTTAGAAGCCATCCCCGCGACCTCCCATTCTTCATAATTTTTATTGAAGGAAAGCTTTCGAGCTGCATTGTAGGTAGCTTCCTTGGTCACCTTGAGGACCCTGGCTTCGATCAACGACTTCAGTTCCTTTTTAACGGTGACCTCCGACAGGCCGGTTGTCTCATGCAGAAAAGTAACACTGAAATCGTGTTCCTTCCGGCTATATCCGTAGGTCAACCGCCATACTTTCAAGATGATCCGAAGCTGTGAAGCGTTAAATTTGTAGCGGCAGATCTCGTCCAACAGCTCATTCGCCACCGGCGTGAAGCCGTTCTCCTTCTGCGGCGTTGCCATTGTGCCTCACCAACGTTCAATTTGCTTCTTCTGCTAATACTTCGCGCACTGCACGTGCCAACTGGTGAGCAAAGTGGGTGACTGGTATCGGGCATTCAATACCCGATTCTTCGAGTGCAGCCGTAAGCTTTGCTTCAATGCGATCCTCCGTTGTTTGTTCGACCGCATAACCATTTGCAATAGCCTGCATGTATTTAAAAGGTTCTACAGAAGCGTATTGCCTCAATGTTTTTGCATCTTCATTACCGGTAATGAAACCATCTGGATTAAGAAGAAATCCCGCGATTTTTTCTTCAGAAAACTTCTTCTCCCAGGTTGTAATTACTCGATCGAAAGCTTCGGCCACCGTTTTAGGTACCTCGACCGGTTCGGGTTGTTGTCTCTTTAGTGCAGCCAACTCAAGTCCGACTCTGCCGAGATCGCCAACCGCTTTTTCTTCAGTTTTCTTTGCCTCTGCAAGTTCCCCGTTCATGATGCCGATATGGTCCAGTAAGCTCCGGACACAGGCGTACCTGCCGTAAATGTTCTCGATATTCTTCAGCTGATCCCAGCTCAGTTTTTTGTTCATTCGATTCGCCTCCTAAGAATAAAGGTCTAATTCCCGGTAATGCTTGATGTGCTTGATCTTCTTCGTTGACCGGCAGTAGTCGCAGGACTCGCATCTTTCCGGACCTGCCTGTCCACTCTTTACAGCCTTCACTCGCTCTATATGTCGCTCCACGATGCCAAGCTGCTGCTCTATAGCTTCATAGTCGAAGTAGATGATTTCATGGTCTGGCGGGTCTTGCTTCGTCACAACAACCAGGTGAGGGATCAGCCAAACGTCACGGCCGGTTGCAAGTCGCTCAATTTCTGCGTAAACCGCCATCTGCAAGGTGTAGCCGTAATAGTCGAGGAAGTTCTCATACCGGTTTGCTTCCTTGTTCCAGAACTTGCCGTCGATCTCTTTCAGGGCTTTCAAATCCCCGAACATCCCGACGCCCGGCTGGTAGCTGTCGATCATGATTTTCCACTGGATCCCGAATAACTCGGCTGTGAAGATGACTTCCTTTTGCCCGGCCAGCGCCTTCATTGCAGTTGGGTCCGACTCAAGGGTCTGGATCATCTTGTCGCAATGTTTGAAGTTCGATTTAAGCTGCCCGGCTGTCGCCCCCCGGCTGCTGTATATGTCTGGATTGGCTTCTCTAAATTCATCGAGCGTCCCTTGGTTCCATGCGTGGACATAGTGCCCCTCGTCAAAAGCCGTCTTATCCGGCCGTTCGTACAGTCCGGCGAGCTCTGCCATACTCTTTGCTTCACAGCCACCGTAAGCGGGCAGGAAGCCTTTGAACTGGCTGACGCTCATGTATCGGAGATTGGCGGCCCGGCTGAAGTAGTTATTCGGATTGAGCTTCAGTTGCGGAACCATCGTTAACCACCTCGTACTCCGCCTCTACAACGTTCAGCGGGCTTGTTTGCTGAGGCGCAGTCTTTTTGTTGAAGTCAACATCTGCAGCATCCTCGAATGCTCTTGCCTGCTCGATCGTATCGAAGTCCAGTTCAATGTTTTTGCACAGTCGGCGAAGAACCGTCTTCTTATACATCTCTCCGGTGCTTACTTCCCAGGCTTTAGAGAATTTGCCGGTATCCTTGGATTTCTTGGAATAGTTCTCTTTGATATGCTCCATTTCAGCGATGCTCATTGTCTCGTAAAGCATCCCGCCATCATGGAACAGAACTACAGCGAATGCGCCAACAATGTCGCCGTTATTGAATGGAACCGGTGCAAATTGGATTGTTTGCTGACCATCCGTAATGTTTTCCTCGAAGACGTCACCAGCTCGAACGAGTTTGGCGTAAATGTCTTTCACCTTGCGGACGCTGTACTTTTTAGCAAGTTTACGCTCGCCTTTGTAGTCGGTTTGGAAGTTCATCGAAGCGCCGTACGGAATCGCGTAGCATTCTTTATTAAAGAAATCGAGCCCTAGGAATGCGCCCTTCAGCAGCGTCCTAGCAACGGTCGTCGGCTCGCACTTCTCGATTCCGTAAGTATCTTGGAGCACTGTCATGCAGTTTTGGATGAACCTGGTTTTATTAAAGCCTTGCGGCATTGCGTCTTTCTTAGCTTCAATCAGTTTTTCAAGGTTGTTATGGATCGTAATAAGCTGGGTATTAGCGGCCATGTTAGACCTCCTCGATAATTTGGTGACAGTTCCAGCAGGTGACAGCGTCATACGTGCGACGCTCCTTAAAATCCCGGACTGTCTGGATATAAACATCTGCATCGCAGCAGGGGCTTGTACGACCTCGAAGTGTGTGCTTTGCTTCGAATTCTTGGCGCCGGTAATCATCGGCTTCATCTTCAATAGCGATCGGGTTTCGTTTGTAGGTCATTTCGTTAAATCCTCAAGCACTGAAATATGGTCTTCAAGTTCCTCAATTCGCTTTTGCAGCTCTTTGTTTTCGTTCTCAAGTTCCTCGACTTCGGTTTGAATTTCTGAAACCTCGTCGATCCATTCGTCAAGTCCTTCACCTGCGAAGTCCGATAGCGAACTGAGAATGTCCCATGTTCTGCGTTTCGTGTCGGAAATGTCGTCGCTAAAATTGCGCATTGTACTTTCAAGGTCAGCGATTCTACGTGACGTCATTTTTCTTCTTCCCCTTTTGCCAGCTCCATGTTAAACTGACTTTGAATTTTTTTTCTTGCGTGAGACTGTGAAGGGGTAGGAGCCTTAACAGTCTTTTTTATTGCAGCGAGCTCGTCCCATGTTGGGCGCCGCTCTTGCCGTTCGCCCCATAGAGGCCGGCTGAATCGGTCAAGGTTCGGCTCATTCATTGCCGGACACCTCGTAGTAGTTAATCGCCTCTTCCAAGGTGTTCAGCAGCATCAGGCTGACATTGGAGAAGTCGAGGTTGCCTAATACCCTGCGGAAGTCAGCGTCGCAGATTGCTTCAATCCAAGACCCGCTCATTGCGCCAGCACCTTTGCATGACCGGCGCGGATCGTCTCTTGCGCTTTAAAGTCGGCAACCATGCGTGCTGCTTCATAACCTTTCAGGACGCGAGTGGCGTACACTGGACCGCTCGTAAGACCTTTTTCGTTGAGCATTTGAATAAGCGTCATATTATCGCCTCACTCCTCATAAGATAGCGGAGTATCAGGTTGTGTCATTTTATGACACTCCGCTTCAAAAAAATTTGCAACCGGCACTTTAAACAACTCACTCAGCGTTGCAATCTCATCAACATAGAACCGAGACTTTCCGTTTTCTTTCTTGGAATAACCGCTCTTGGAGATTTTCAATGCTTTCGCTGCATCCTCAGGTTTAATACCGCAATTTATCCGAGCTGCCTTAACCGTGATAGTGAATCCCTCGGGCAAACTGTTCACCTCCTTTCTGTCGATCATGCTCGTCGTGTCATCTGGCGACACCCATACTATACAACGCCGAATTTTACCTCGTCAACCACAAAAAGACACAAAAAAATAAAATAGTTGTATTCGTGTCTTATTGTGGTTTATACTGTTTTCAGGCCATTAATGAAGGAGAATTTAAAATGAATCAGCTTAATGACTCAAAAAATTTTTATTTTCAGGTCGGCAAAAACATAAAAAAATTCCGCGATCTGAGAAACTACAGCCTCCAGGTCCTTGGCGAAAAGGTTGGATTGACTAAGAAGACAATCCAGCGTTATGAGCTTGGTGAGATCCGAATTACTATGGATCGCCTCAAGGACATCGCTGCAGCTCTTGATGTGACAGTCACGCAATTGACTGAGGGAGCATACCAGTTTCTCGGGACTGAGGTAGCTGAATCAGAACATGTTAGCCTTCCAGTCGTAGGAAAGATATCCTGCGGCAATGGCCAAATCGCATACGAATACATCGAAGGCTACGAAACAACACCGCGCTCCTGGATCAACGGCGGCGAATATTTCTACCTCAGAGCAAAGGGCGACAGTATGCAAGGAGCTCGCATTTTCGACGGCGACTTATTGCTGATCCGCAAGCAGGAAGAGGTTGAAGACGGGGAAATCGCGGCTGTATTGATCGGGGAAGAAGCGGTCTTGAAGCGCGTATACCGTCAAGGCACAACGCTTGTGCTTCAATCGGAGAACGCAAACTACCCGCCGATCATTTGCACGGCAGGGGAGAATAATATATATGTGATTGGCAAGCTGAAAAAGGTTGTCATCACTTTCTAATATGCAGCCCAGGGCGAACCCGGGCTGTTTTTATTTTTGTTTATAAATGGCAGTAACCTTGCCGATAACTAGAATATCTCCGGGCATCATATCCTCGGCCTTCTTAAAATCAATAACGGATATATCTTCTTCGCTTGCAAGGGCAATAATGTCGCCATTACAATATGATTGAGTCATGATGATTTTTACAGAATCACCCTTTTGGATGACAGACAAACAGTCAGATTGTGCTTTGTAAATGAATTGATTCATGAGAAATGGCCCCCAGATATCGGAATGATGCTGCACTAGAAAGGAGAAAAGATGAAGGCACTCGAGCGGGGAGAGTGCCGGTTACGTGAACATAGAATGCGGGCTGGACTAAGCCAAGAAGATTTATCGTATGAGTTGGTCAAAAGATTTGGCCTTGAGATTTCCGCCAACATGATCAGCCAGTACGAGAATAATCGAAAGCCCATGAGCATCTATGCATTGAGAGCATGTGCAGTTATTCTCCATAGAAAAATGGATGATTTCTACACATGGACGTAACGGATTGCGAGTTATTTATCGCTCTCCCCCGCTTGGCCCTGTACCTATAGGTACTGAAAAATAGGTAATAACTGTATCTGATTTATATTATTAGGTAATTTTAATGCACAGTAAACAAAAACTGAGCGCGCTGAATTTTTTTCAGGCATACGACAAACTCCGACAACATTTTCTTTCATGACATGTTATATTGGCAAATCATAAACAAAAACCCCTACCACAACCGGCAGGGGTTTTCATGTGTATTTATAGGTTTGTGATGATTTTAGCATTGGGGCTATGCACCCCGATTAGTTCATTGACCTTGTTGTACTTGTCCCATGACATTGAGCAACCGCCGTTAACCCTATCCGAAATCTCATACTCGAAGTATGCTTTCTTGAACACTGGATCCAACAACTTGATGTTGTTCAGATTAACCGCGTTGTTCCTATCCACGATCATGAAGTTTGTATAGCCGGAGTTTCTGATCAGGTCAACCCAATATTCGAACGTGCCGGCAGCGTATAAAACCTTGTTGCCTATATGGAACATCACCCGTTTCAATTTCCGGCTATACTCCAGATAATCCACGTCGCTAATATTTGTTGGAATCAAACCAGTTTTTCCGTCTATATCTCCCGTTAATGTGACCATGGTTAAATCAATCCCCCTACTTTAAAAGTACTTCAGGAGCATCCTCGCTGTACACCAGCAGCCAGCTTTGTGGAGATACTGTCGTTGCCAGAACTGCTAACATCATGAGGCCCGAAGCTGCGAATGTCGATACTGCGTGTTTGATAGACGTAAGATTTTTCATGTTTGTTTCACCGTTTCCTCTCGAGTGTGTGTTTTTATTTATCTCTATATGGGGGTTGGGAACTGCGGCTGCTACTACATTTTAACCACCACCTCTCAAGTAGCTCGTCTTATTTTTTAAAGCGGATAAGCGTTAATGCTTGAGTGAAGAATGCAGCCGCCATTACCGGCGACTGAATCAAGAAGTTGCTTGCCACAATCAGCAGCGCGATTAGCCGGAGCGTCGGGTAAGACTGCTTTTGAACCCAGGTGCTTTTTTCAAGTCGGCTTGGCGCAAAGATCAGAACCAGCAGGCAGCTTGCGATGTTTAGGATAAAGGTCCAATGGTTGTCCACTGCGATGTAGGAAAGAATCGTCGCGCCCCCTGCGCTCGCCAGGATACAGGCTTCGGTTGACTTAAGGTGTACTCCACCGGATACGTGCCGGAGAAGGGCGAAACATACCAATACGATTGCCACCTCAGCAGTCCGGCCGGTAAACAGCGAGATCAGCAGAGCTCCAGACACCGCGAACAGTGGGTTGAATATCATCATCAGGGAGTACCGCAGGACTTCGACGCTTGCCGGATGCTCCGGAGCTGCTTGCTTGATTCCAACTGCCAGCTTGTTGGCGAGTGCTTTAACGATCATTATCTTGCTGTTCCTTTCTCAATGCGTAGTACAAGAATATAAGTATCGAGATGATGAAGAAGATGAGGAATATGTATAGGTTCCCGAGGTAAACCACGACGCCCATTGTCAGGCAGAATACGATGCAAGTGATGAAGACCAGCGGGCTTTCCCATTTAAAGCGGAACCGTTCAAAGTCGGTTGAGAACCCGATCCCGAACTTGTAAAGCGTATGTGATATCGTGACTCCGATCACTCCGCTAAGGAGTTGCATGATGTAGCCTTTGTATGGAACATCCTGAACCTGTTCGACTGACAAGTACCCGGCAGAGCAGTAAGCGATTAGCAGCTGTACCACCGCAAATGCGGCGTATCCGATGCCGGCTGATACGATCGATCCGACGATCGACATGCGCACGATACATTTCATGAACATGATCGAGAACAGCAGGTTAATTATTGGAACCAGGTAGAAGAATTGCGTATCTTCTCGTAAATAAAAACTCTGCAGGTTCATCAGAACAATCAGTATCATCACCGGTAGAATGTATTCCGAAAGCTTAAATCTGAATATGTACAACATAAACGCGTAAACTGCTAAGCCCTCTATAGTCGAAAAAAGCATGAACCATACAAAGTCAAGCATCATCTAATCCCCCTCAGCGTTATCCCCAGGCTCCCGGCCTGCTAGGCGAACCATTCCCTCATGTGTTACTAACCAAACCTTTGCCGACTTGCGGGCTTCATACGGCTCAAACCTCCCTCGGTTAATCCATTGAGTAACAGTGTTTTCAGATAATCCCCACATTTCCGCTGCCTCTCTGGACGAGTAGACCGTGAAGATTTTTTTGCTACCCATCAGCGTCAGCTCCTTAATTTTTTAGTTGTCAAACTGTATTGCTAACAATACAAAATATACCATGAAACTGTATTGTTAGCAATACAAATTTTAGGCATTTTGTCACGGCAAATCACTTACGCCGTAGGACATCTTCAATGCTTCCCTGGAGAACTCTAAAGGACCTGACACCTATGTTATACCGGCCGGCACCGTATATCCAGACTATAGGCGCAATCTTCTTGTCACGGGGCTGCCATTCCGCCTGTTCCCATGCACCGCTAAGGTAGTACTGCTCATACCGGTTCAGCTTCTCGGCCATCTCCTTAGCACTGTACACCTTGTTCTGAATCTCAACATAGAAAGGAGCGCCTTTCCAGATCATGAAGATGTCAGGCTCCGGCAGCCCCTTGCCACCCAGCTTTGGCTCCACTTCAAATTGACGCGGCTGCTCAACGCGGTGAGCCTTCTTATAGAAATCCGCAATAGCGAGGAAGTGACCGATCTTGGTGGAATCCTTCTTCATGCTGGCCGGCTTAGGGAAATAGAGGTACATCCGCCGTTCTTTGGAGACTTCAATTTCGCCAGTCCTCCGGAGCCGCAGCAGGGCTTTGTTGGCCTCCGTTATCGGGTTTCTAAGCCCGGAGAAGTGGATCTCCGCTATATCATCCCGGGTAAGGCACCGGAAGCGCTGAAGGTTCGATATGATCGCCTTATCACGTTCTGTCATTGTAAGCCACCCCACTCAATCGGTTGTTCTTCCGGCGTCTCCTCTACAGGCGGAGAAAGCGGCAACGCCTCCGTATGGCGCTTATACGGCGCGAGGAGTGTCTTTGCCTTGGATAGCTCCAGGTATGGCGACTGAACGAATTTAAGGCCATCTAATTTGAACACCATCCGCCCGCGCTGGCTGTTCAGTATCTCCGCCGCTTCCCCGCTGCCGATAGTAATTCGGCTGTTAATTTCATCTTGGTGCCGTAGTGCCATCCTGACGGTCAGGTTATTTTTCAGCTTTCCGTCGAGTACCTGGGCGTCCGGACGTTGCATTGAAAGGATCAGGAATACGCCGAGGGCGCGGCCGATAGCGCTAATGTCTTCGATAATGCTCATGATGTCTTTCTCCTTCTTGAGCAGCGCTACCTCGTCAATTGCTAGCACAATAAAGGGGGGCCGCTCTTTCTCCGGCAGATCCAGGACATTTGCCAACTCCGCTTTATCGAGCAGCTTGCCGCGGTTAATTAGCTCCTTTTGAATCTTCAACAGCATGGTATGGAGCTTTGGAGTGTCATTAACCACCTCTTCGGCAATGCCCCGGAATAAATGGAACTCTGAGCGCTTCAAATCGGCGCAGTAGAGCTTCATTCGTTCTCCTGCAGTCTTGATAAGGGTGGCGAGAATAGAGCGCACAGTGGCAGATTTTCCGCCGCCAGTCTCCCCGGCAATGAGAAGGTGCGGGAACTCCGTAATGTCGTAGAACTCATCACCGTGCCGGCTGCGGCCAACGTAGATCGGCAGGTGCAGCCCCGTCAGCTTAGGAGCGATTTCCTCATAGTCGTAGTCGAACGTCACCATGTCTTGACGGTAGATGGTGAGCACAAAAGTCTTAACCTCTCCCTCGAGCTCTACAAGCTCTCCAAAGGCCTGTTTGAACAGCCAGAGGTGTTTATGAACATCCTCCGGATTTACGCCTTGTGGGACCGTAAAGACGGCCTGAATACGATCCTGATATATGCTGACCCGCTGAATCTTTGGCGGAATGATGATGTCCTTAAGCTTGGTCCCGGGCGGCCGTTTGATCGTTTTAACGATCTGCCCATCCTTGAAAACCTTCATCAGCTTACGCCGGATCACGCTGTCTGGCATCGTCCGCCAGGCCGTCCACGCGGTGTAGAGACTAGCTGCAATCCCGGCTATTTTAGCTCCAGCAATTACTCCAGTAATGCTCATGAGATCGACTCCCTTATAGCTCGATTAGCTGTCTGAGTAACAACAGCACTAGCTGCTCGAGTTTTGTTACTCCAGTAATACAAGCAGTTTTTCAATTCTAGGCTGAATTTTTAATTTTCCTAACAGGCTATTTTGAATAATGCTTATTCATTATTGCCTTATATTCACTCCAACGGATTGAGCCGTCTTCATTGGACCGGCTGTTGACCTCGGCGCGAAATGCCTCGCTCTTCCTGTCCCACCTCCGGTTAATGAGGTGAATGTCCAGCTTGGCGAGTGAGTACCCGACAACGGCTGCACCGGCTAAAACGAACAGGCCGCCCATTAGATATGCACTCCAAACATGTGAGCCACATAACGCACACCGGTCCACCAATAATCCAGTGCGATGTATGCCCCGGCCACATAAGAGATGAACTTCACAAATACGACTTTCCCGCCGTGCCCTGTCTCCTCCATCAGCTTGGAGATAAGCTCACTGCCTAAAGCAATGCCTGCGATTTGTAATATCGGACCCAACATATAAAAACCCTCCCATGCTCAAGCATCTACTCGAGCAGCTTTTGAAAACAGCATATGGAGACAGCTTGGGCATATTTCCTAACTCTCTTAGACCTGCTTGTATCTTTTTCAGTAGATTTGTCCACACTTTAGAAGAGTTAGGAATATGGGACGAGGGTGGTTAAGTATGTATGGGTTAGGTAAGGAGAGAAGTGTTTTCGGGAAGTTTGTAGACGATCATAAGATTTCACACGGGGAGCTGGTTCGTATAAGCGGGGTGAGTAAGGATACGGTGACTAAGGCATGCAGCAAGAACGAGCCATTGAGGGATATTTCGAAGGATGCTTTGATCGCAGCATTAAGGAAGATAACGGGGAAAGCTCTATCGAAAAGGGATTTTTGGGAATAGGCAAAAAGTTGCAAACGTAGTAAAATATTAGAAGTTTATAGCGATAATCGCTGCGGGAGGTTAAAGAAGTGGCAAACATAAAAAAACTTGTTGCTTTAGCGAGCCAGCACTTACAACCAGGTGAACAGGTTCACGCCTCTGTAATGGGGGCATACGAAACAAAGATCATGGGCCAGGATACACTTAGGAATGGCGTGTTCCTCGCCACAGATCGGCGTGTATTCTTTTATGGCAAAAGAATGTTTGGCTATAATTCAGAATCCTTCCCTTATTCAAGTATTAGTTCCTTCGATGCAGGAAAAGGAATGCTTGGAAAGTCGTTGTCTTTCTTCGCATCCGGAAACAAAGTAACGATGAAGTGGATTAAGACAGGGGATTTTCAAGGGTTTATGGACAAAGTTCAGAGCTCAGTAGGAAAGAAGTCAGCTGCGCCAGAAGTGGCTGCCTCAAAGGATGATGTGGCTGACCAAATCAAAAAGCTTGCTGACCTCAGGGATTCGGGGATTCTTACAGAAGAGGAATTCTCAATTAAAAAGAAACAACTGCTTGGCATTTAAAATGCAAAAAAAGCCCACCAGCCGCTATAGGCCAGTGGGCTTTAATTATTTCTTCGTCAGATCGACGCGTTTAGCCTTGTTATCCCAATTTACAGCCACTCCAAAGGATTCGGCGATAGAACGTACCGGAACATAGGTAACGCCTGCCTTATCGTCGTATAGGCCGTCTGTGAGCTTCTTCCCGTTGACATATACATCAATCTTCTCCATTTCGTCCTCCTCCGTCGCTACCTTGTCGTGCTCCGTCAGGTTGTTGCTCTTGATGATCGACATGAGCTTTCCAGCGTAGTCAGGATCGGTTGCATACCCACATGCATAGAGCGCGGAGCACTGTGCTTCCGGCGTCTTGGCTGCCCTGACGCGGGCGTACCGGCTTATCCCAAAGAGAAGGTCCTGATCTTTGTAGAAGTCATAAATCGAGTCGTATGCCCGCCAGTTGGCTGCTGTATTGATCTTCTTACCGGCATAGACTTCCCAGGTTGCCGTGTTGACTGTACGGCCTTTCCAGAAGGCATTAGGAGCGCCGCTGCCGACCTTATAGCCACCGAGATTAAACCAGTCATGGATCCGGCCGCCGGTCTCCAACCAGTTTTGAGCGAGCCGGACACTCGGCAGCAGAGGCGATCCCTCTTTCCATACCTGAAGAACCGTCGGCGCGAGGTATCGAAAAAATGCTTCCCTGCTGAGCTGCATTGTCATTTGCTCACCGTCTGCTTTATGACCTGGTTGCTGTAGACCGCCACAGCGCCGCATAGGACGCCTTGGAGCACACTTTGAACCGACCAGCCGAGTAAACTGTTAGCGGCGATTGTGCCGACCACAGCGACCGCGTACACGATGGTCCAGTCCGGAACGCGCGGGGTCTTCTTGAGGATATAACCAAATACCCAGCATGCAGCAACAACGATGATTAACCGCGGATCAATAAGCTCCTGAATTGCCGTCCATTCCATGTTAATCTTCCTTTCGGTGAATATCGTTTTTAAGGTCGCGGATCTCGGAAATAATCACGTCGTATTTCTCACTGAATTTATCCAGCAGATTGTGCAGACGAGATTCGCGCTCCTTGTTGTTCTTCATGACATATACAAGCAGCCAAACAAAAAGAGCCGCGAACGGCCCTTGCGTGACAAAGTATTTTAACAGCTCGTTCTCCACTATCCACCTCACCCCCAAGGCCGGCTATTCGGTGCCGCCGACCGGTATCATATCTCCGTTTTCGTCTTCGTAAGCACGAACGTCCTCCAGCGAGAAAATACAATCGTCATACTCGTTAATCATCAAGCCAGAGCTGCGCTCTTGCAACACTGCTATAAGCAAAGGCCGGAACTCGACGCGAAACAAATTCATCCCACCGCGCAAAAGCACTTTGAACATTAAGCCACCGCCGTCCATGAGAATTGAACCGCATAATACTTACTGTAGAAGTTAGGCAGGTTGACCACGATATATCGACCGTAACCCTTAACTGTGAACCTCGCGTTAACATAATCGACGTTTATGATTTTTAATTCAGTCCCGAAGTCTGCGTAAGGCACGTAATAGGAGTCGCCATCACGCTGAGACATAGCGTAACTCGATGCCGATGTTAACGCCAGTGAAACGGAGAATTGCTTGCCTTTGAAATCGTCCGGCAGTTGTATAGTAACGTTCGGGATGCCCGCGCCATTTGCTTGACCGTCCGAATACTGCCCGCCGCCGCCGTCGAAGTAGTTGCCTGGCGATCCTGTTTCGCTCAGCCCTGTGTCGCTAAGATAGTGGTACTCCTTATCCACCCCGTCCACGATCCTAGTCAATCCTTCCGGGCCGAGAGCAGTAATGCTGCCGTCCGTGTGGTAGCCTGCGACTCCGTAGCGTCCCGGTATCCATTCACCCATACGGACAGCTTCGCCCGTTGCGTCATCGATATGGAAGCCGTTTGCGTCCATGTAGACGGACATGTATTTGACGCCCTTGATGACTGCAATGTCACTAACAGCGTCGACCGCATCGGTGACAGCTTCACCCTTCACCGCATCTGCTTTTGCCTGCGCCCCTGCTGGCGTCTCTTTTGAGCTTGGATCATACCCCGGATCATATGTTGTGTTGGCTCCAATACGGATTAGAGAGGCTTCTAAGATACCAACGTTGATGAGACTCGCCGTAAAGCCCTTACCGGTGCCGAACGTAACCCAATTCCAGTCTCCTCCAACCTTCTCCGAAGCAATCGCGAATATGCCCGGGCCAAGGTAGAGGGCGCCATAATCGGGGCTGTTCTCGTCCGTATTCTCCAGCAGGAAACCTTGATTCGGGAGCACGTCAGACGAAGCATATGCCCCGCTGGCAATGAGCTGGTTCTTTAAAACGTTGATTTTACCCTCAATCCAGCTGCTTTTAATACCGTTGGGTGTAATTATCTTCTCGATAACTTGGTTACTTTCTTGTAAGCGGGTTACGGTATCTACAAAACTTGGTAGAAAGTTTGCCAGAGTAACGCGGGAACGGTCCGGCCGGAAAGGATAGTACTCATATTCCACAATCCGGGCCGTAACGAGGATACCTAGGTCCTCATCATCGATATGCACCGTATCTCCCAGCTCGAAGCCTTCTGATTCGTCCCAGCCTTCGGCATACTTCAGTTCGATCACATCGGCCTCATAAGCGAGTGCAGGAGTGTCCACGGTTGCCAGATACGCCTCGCCCTTGGCCTGCAGTGTCGCCAAGTCCTCAACATCATCGAAAGTCACGGAGCCGCATTTGGGACGTGGATACAAGCCGATATTCGAGCTATCAATGGGCTCCGGCAACTCGAGATCATCCTTGCCATAAACAAAGAGCCGAGTAATGATACCCCGGCTCTCTTTGGTTCGTTTTATGGATTTGAGATTCTTGCGATAGCTTATCCGTACGCCATTGTCAGCGCCGATCTGCGGCTTGAATGTTACGTTGAAGTTGTCGCGCTTCATCTCCCCGTCCGTCAGCGCCAGGAAGTGGTTGATGCCCCATGCGACCGTGTTCCGTTCAACCAGAAAGTCATGATTGGTCGTGATCGCCGTTGCATCCCCGGTGAAGCGCGTGCCAGCGAACAGCCCGTTAATAATCGCTGCCGCCGTCGCATTGGTGTACTGGAGCAGTGGCACATATTCGGTTAGCAGCTCCGTGCTGATATGCTCTGCGAACACGTCAGCCAGTAGCCGACCAGATGCGTCCCGGGATTCATTGACCGTCCGGATGATAAAAAGCCGCCCATCGACCTTGACGATATTCTCCTCAACAAGGTACTGGACGGCCGGATCGGTGTAAGGGACGGCGAATTCGCAGGTATACTCCGCATTCATCCGCTCGAAGATCCGCGGACCAGGGTCTAGTGTGGTCGTGATTACGGCCAGCCCGAAATGGGTGAAGTCTGTCTCGAGCTTGTCAAAGATTGTAATGATGTTGTCCACTAGTCAAGTAACACCTCCAGTTTAACGCAAAATTCACACAAAAACTCTAGACCTGTTATAACACGTAAAGTGGGCAGCCTTCACAGTGTTCCAACGGAAACACTAAAGCGTTTTAAGCCATGCTGTCACTTTAGGATTTAAATAAGTTGTATAGCCTAATTCTGATGGATGTGTTTTATCTCCTACTCCATTTGTAGACTGAAAATACCCGCCGTTATTTACTTCCGTAATACCAGGAGTTAATCCGCCTTCCTTGAATAAATCAATGTAAGGAATCGAATACTTTTCAAGCGTTGCAATAATGGCAGGTCTCTTTTTTGTTCGGAAATACGTGTTATCTGGATTGTTTGGAGTGATGATAAAACCAATTTTTGAACCTAAACAAGTTTTCAATAGGATACGACAACACTGTTCTAAAGCACCGTAGAATGTATTTTTATCTAATGCCCCAGTAAAATCAATTACATCAGTTAATGTTCCAGTAGGATATAGTGATTCACCTCTAGCACCGTCATTAAATCCACCGCTAAAGATAATATAGTCTCTACCAACTAAACTACTTGCATATGTTTCAATTGCTTTTGTTATACAATTTGTTTCTGTTGTTGTCTGTCCTGATGGTAGATAGGATATTGCTGAACCGGCAACCGCATAGCTAATGGAATCCATATTGTTTACCAAAGGGATATGATACGCCCATGTTTTATTAATAACATCCGTGATGCTGTCACCAAACCATGCTATTTTCTTCGCGTATAACGGATTGAATAATTTATTAATACTTGCATCAATGTCACTTGATTTTACAGGCGGTAATTTAAGATTTTTAATGGTGTTTGTTTCAAGGCCGTACTGCTCATGTGTTCCTTTCCAGTTGCTTGAAACCATTAGATCGGCATTGGCATAATCCGTAAAACTGCTGTCTGTAAATATTCTAAATCCTGTGTAACCGCCCGGAATCGTAAAATTAAATACCCCATTGTTGTAAGTAGGTACTATATTGGTCGAATAACCTGACGGAAGATAAACAGCAGCCCTGATATACAAAGATGAAGATGCACCAGGTAAGCTTAGGATATAGGTATTTGAACCTGTATTTACAAGATAGGGCAATGTATTGTTACTGTTTTGAGCTTCTGTTTGGTCAGGTGCAGCTCCTGTTGTAGTTACTGGCTTTGTTTTCATCAAAACTAACGCAGGATTTAAAAGGTTAGCCGATTTATAACGTTCGGCAAAATCTGTTTTTTCTGGAGTTACTGCTCCATTAGCAATCCCCGAACTCTGGTATTGTCCGCCCGACGTCCATGTCGATCCACTCCAGTAATACCATTTCCCATCATCAGAGACGACATAAATACCTGTAGTTCCAGTTGGAAAAGCAGCTTGAAGTGCTGCGACAGTAGCATATGCCCCTTTTGGACTGGCATTTCCAATTGTCGAAATACGGTCGTCAATGTACGACCTTACATCTTTATTTTCAGTATCTAGCCGTTTCTTTAATGTTGCAAAGGCTGTACCGCTTGCCGGCAGCCTTGCATCAACAATTTCGCTGTTGCTATTGCCAGTTTGGCCGATGACGTTATCCATGCGTCTATCAATGTCTGCGACCTTTTGATTGATTGCACTCCTACCAGCGTTTAACGACGTGCCAGCAGGGATTAAATCCGCCATGTCCATCACCTCACGTATATTTCGCTCTAAATACAAAAGACACAGAGCAATTGAGCCATGTGCCGCCGATCTGAACGCTATTTGTTCCTGGCTGCAGCTTGATGAACTGGCCGGATACTTTGTTGTTCTTGTTGGTCGTGCCGAGCTTTGCCTGCATGCGCTGGCAATCGATTGTTACCGTTCCGGAGGCAACCGCCTCACCATATACCAGCGTCCGGCCATCCGCGGTCAGTGATAGGCTTGTGAAGCTGCCGACCACCTTAATGACCGGCCATATCTCGAAAGCCCCGTAATTGACTACCTCGACAGCCCCCGGCGCTGTAACCGTGTAGATCGGCGGCTCATAGTCGAACGTGATCCGCTCGTTATCCATCAGGATGTCGCTATCCCAATCCAGTTCATCGGTCGATAGCTCGGTCTGGTATGAGAACGGGTCGAAGGCTGTAAACGGTAGCGTAAACGTCCCGAGCCCGATAATGCGATCTATATCAAGGGAGCCGGAATACCGGACCGTATATTTCTTGCTCGGCTTGTTATCGAAGACCAGCTCCAATTGCCGTGGCCGGCCAGAAGCGTCAAGTAGGAACTCTGCTATCCGCTCAGCTGCTGCTTGCAGTTCCCTCGGCGACTGTGTGATCATGGCGCATTCAAGCCCGAACTGCATAGGAGATAACTTCGCCCCGAAGTCATATGCTCCGTGCATGCCCGCCACGTCAGCCGTGCTGTCGACCGTTGAGGCGAGCATAGGGCGTTTTGATTGGCGCAGCATGATAATTCCTAGCGACCTAGCCGTACGGACGTCAGACGGGGCGGATACAGGGGTTAGAGTGAATCCGTTGTTATAAACCGCCATTGAGTCCTAACCCCCTTGATCTCGTCATGTTCATGTTTGCCATCGGACCTGATGTAGCTCGAGCAATTTCACGGCCATCCAGATACACTGGGACAACAACCGGCTGGCTTCCGCCTGTAGCCGCGCCCGCCGCCGCAGCGCCGCCGCCTGATGTAGCTGCTGAGAAGTCTGAAGACTTCGGTACTGCCGCTTTAGCCAAGGAGGAAGCCTGCCGGGAGACCTCGGCCACCGAGTTTTGCAAGCCCAGCGCCATGCCTTCACCGGTGAATTCACCGATTGCCATCATGACCCGGGAAGGAGAGTGGATATCAAGCAGACCTTTAATCCCGTCAGTGATCGTCGAAGCGATCTCCTTGATTTTGTCCTTTATCTTGCCGATGCTACCGGTAATACCATCAACAATGCCCTGAATAATGTTCTTGCCGATCTCAAGCATCTGTTTTGGCAAGCCTTTAATCCAGTCTATCGCCTTACTGATGGCGCCTACGATGGCATTCCAGTTGTCTGCTGTTCTGTTTTTAACATCCTCCCAAGCATTAGATATGCTATTAACAACCGCCTTAAACACCTTCGAAGAAGTTGAACTAATCCAATCCCAAACTGCAGAAAGACCGGCTTTAATATCGTCCCAATGCTTCACAATCAGCAGTGGAATGCCGATGAACGGCGCGACAATTGCCAGGATTTCGACACCCCACTTCTTAAAGAAGTTGACCATCCAGTCCCAGAGCCCCGAGAAGAAGGCTTTAATTGTATCCCAATTCTTGATAACCAGATAAACGCCTGCAGCCAATGCTGCTATAGCCGCGATAACCAATCCGATGGGGCCAGTGAGTGCCACAAATACCGGCATCAATGTGCCGATAGCGGAGACAATGGCCCCGAATGCAATTAATAGCGGTCCAATGACAGCCGCCAGCGCCCCTATAACCCCCACAAGCTTTTGAGTAGATGGAGAAAGATTGGAGAACCATTGCGCGACCTGGGACACCATTGCAATGAGCGGAGGCAAAACCGTCTGCGCCAACTCTATCAGGGCTGTTCCAAGTGGAGCTAAATCAGATTGAAGTTGCCGCCATAGGGCTGTCATTTCCGCAAGAGGATTGTCCTGCAATGCAGCTCCGGCTTTATCGGCAGCACCTTCAAATTCATTGAGGGAGCCAATACCATCCTGCATCGCAAAGATAACCTTTGAGCGCAAATCTTCCCACTGCGTACCGAATAGATTGACGCCAGCTATATTCTGCTGGACTGGATCTTTCATGGCAGCAAGCGCCGTTATGGTAGCCTGGAAGGCATTGCTTGCAGTCTCACCACCTGCAGAAATCGCATTAGCCATTGTAGTGGCATCCAGCCCAATCGCGGCAAATCCATCTGCTGTTGTCTTGCTGCCATCTTGCGCCCGGATGTTAAACTCCTTAAGCGCATCGCCGACCTTGTCCAGGTTGAACGCGCCGGCATTGGCTCCGGAAATAAGGATACCCATTGCGTCTGAGGCTGAAATGCCCATTGAGGCAAACTGTGGTGCGTATTCCCGAAGTGTATCCAGCAGTTCGCCTGAGAAGTCTCCGCCTTTCTGGAAACCAACTGTCATCAGGTCGAAGGCCGTATTTCCGTCAATCCCGAAGTTTTTCATCATGACGGACGCCGTACGTACTGACTCTGTAACATCCGCGCCGAAAACTTTCTGAAGGACGAGCGCGTTTGTGGTCAGCTTCTCGAGATCGGCATCATTTAGGTCTTGGATGTTCTGTTCAACGGTTGTTAATGCCAGTGAGACCTCGTCGATGCTCTCGCCGAAGCCTTGCTCCCAAATGCCGCGTGCAGCTTCTGAAAGTCGGTCTGCTTCTTCAGCTGTTGCTCCAAGCCTTGCTTGAATCGTGCTTGATGCGCCTTCAACCTGCCCAGCAGCGTTAATAGCAGCCGCACCGATGCCGACAAGTGGCAGCGTAAGACCTGCAGTCATATTAGCCCCGGCATTCTTCATCCCCGAGCCAACATTCTTCAGCTTGTCTGCAGCATTTCCAGTCTTAGCAGCAAATTGATCTACTTTCTGGCCGGTTGTTTCCAACGCTTGTTCGAATGTCTTGAGCTGCTGTTCTGTCTGGACGATTTCCCGCTGGAAGGCTCGGTACTGCCCTTCTGAAATGGTGCCGGCCTTGAACTGTTCATTAACCTGCTCCTGAACCTGTTTGAGCCTGCTAAGCTTCTCCTTGGTGTTCTCAATGGAGTCCGCAAGAAGCTTCTGCTTTTGAGCTACCAGTTCTGTATTGCCGGGATCGAGCTTGAGTAACTTGTCTACTTGCTTGAGCTCGGACTGAATATCTCGGCTTCGTTTGTTGACGTCACCGAGCGCAGCGGATAGGCCGCTTGTGTCTGCGCCGATGACAACGTTAATCCCTTTTATCGTTTCTGCCAATTACCTCACCTCCCGTAGAAAGCGTCTATATCGGCCTGTGTTGCCTCTTTAGGTGAGTCATCTTCTTCGCCAAAGTACGTATGAGCCAGGTCTAATAAGTCACAAACCCGAAACTCATTCATTTCAGCAAGCGAGAGGTTCATCTTTTTGCCGATTCTAATTAATTCAATTTCTAGCCTGTCAGCGAGTTTTGCGCGGCTTCCGTCCTTGTGTTGACGCTTGGAGTCCTTTACGAAAAAATCCGTGTGCGGCTTCCTCCAGAGCACCTTTCAATAAGGATTCATCGGTAAAGTCGACGTCTTCAAAAGAGCCCAGCCAGTTAATAAACGATGGGAAGGAGGGTCCGCCGAACGCATCTGCTTTCGCCATCGCCCAAATAAGCTGCAGGATAGCGACTGTATCTAAACCGGAGATATCGGCTTCCTGTTCGGGTTCTTCCTTCAACCCGCCGGCCATCTTTGTCATGTCCGCGAGAAGATCCCCGCCAAACTCTTGCTTATAAAAAAGAAGAGCCAAGGGCGTCGCCTTGACTCTGACAGTTTGTTCACCGAATTTAAGTTCTCTCATCTATGATTAACCTCCGAATGTAGGAGTCAGAACGTTTGTGAAGAAGCCGTTATACGCCGTGGCATTTGTGGCGCTGAGCTCGATGTCGCCCTTAACGACTGTCTTGCCGTCAAGTTCGATAGGTGAGATCGTCAAGTTAAGGACATCAGTTGCCACCTCAACGGACTCGCCTTTTGTCGTGCGTTCTTTCGCCGGGCGGCTTGCTTGGCAGTCGTAGTAGACGAAGCGGCGGTTCTTTTGATCGCCCTGGATTTGCCCAAGCAGTGCGAATTTTTCAGGAATGCCGTTTGTCACCTCGACCAGCATGCCATTGTTGTCGATTTCCCAGCCGAGCATACGGGCAAGGATTGCATCCGGGATTAGAGCCATCTCCAATTCACCGGTATATCCATTGTTTGCTGATACAACGAAGTAGGCTCCGTTGTCGGCGTAGAAGGTGGAGGTTTCGCCCTGCGCTTCAGGAGTCCAACGAACTGCACCAGGCATGGGCGTGGGAGCCTCCCAAGTAGGCGGCGTTAAGCTATCTGCATCATAGAAAGCAATGTGGACTTTGTCCAGGCCAAACGTAACTTTATTTTCAGGCATTTTGTCAGCCTCCGATCAGTTGTACTTGATAAATGATTTGAAATAGCTTCTCGTCGTCAAGGTAAACCTCGACTTTGCTGTAAGGCAGCTGCAGTTCCTTTAGCTTGGATTGCACCAGGCTTTCGGCAGCCGGGTCTTTCTTATCGGTGTAAAGCTCAATTTGATAATTACCGACGTCCAAATAATTGGCGTTGTCGGCAATCATGTCCGAGTTATATGCGAGCTGGTAAGTGATAAACGGAGGCGCTGGAACTGGAGTCTTTGCTGTGCCTTTAAACTCGTTATAAGCAACCGGCATCCCGGTGCTCTTCAACGCCTGGTTAAGTTCCTGTAACGTCATCCGCCGCCTCCGTTCCTGATAATCCGCTTAATATCATCCTGTAACTTTTCCGCATTCCGGTCGTAGGCCGGGCGCAAGTGAGGCTTACCGGCTACACGGCCGCCGCCGCGCTTGGCATGTCCGAACTCTTGAAGATGGACTAAGCGATAGTATTTTTTGTTCCAGATGTAGTACCCTTTGTATCCTTGTCCAGGCAGGACTCGTTTGGTCTTCGCAAAACCTTTTCTATATCTTCCGGTTCTATAAGGTGAATCACGTTTCGTGTCCTGCAGGACGGCGTCCGCGACTTCATCAACCTTATTTTCTATGGCCTCCCCGACATCCTGCGTATATGCCTGGACGGCCGATGTCAAAACGTTTGCCAGTTGGTCAATTCGGATGTTAGCCATTCCCCAACACCTTCTCGCATGTCAGCTCCAGTTCTTCCGATCCGACCGCATAGGACCGTATGACCTTGTAACGCTCACCCTCGAACTCTACAAGCTGCTCAGCGCTGTATTCGTAATTGTGAATCACAAAGACACGCTCCGGGCGCAGGCCGTTCGCAGCTGCATTGTAGAACTCGTTACGCGCGACAGACTTGAGACCGCAAAGGATAACAGTAGGAGTTTCGGCAGCAATTTGGTTGCCGATATTATCATCGCTGATCGTCTCACCAATGAGCGTAAGTTCGTAATCGTATGTCATGGCCCTGCACCACTCGAATGGATAATCAGATTGTGAAGTCGGAACTGGATGTCTCGCGGCATCGCGCCGGCACTATCCCGGCTTTGGTAACGCCATGTAGCGTAATCGCAAACGAACAGAAGATGCGAAGCATTGCCCTCTTCTAAGGCGACTCCCTTCTCGTCTGTGAGCTCCTGTATGACGCCTTCTACAATCGCGGTCAGGTACGTATCACGGACAGTCGACCGGATGCCTAACCGCTCTTTCACAAGCCCCACGGCCGTCGTAACGTCCATGAACTCACCTCATTAGTCATCCAATGAGTCAAGATCGGCCTGGGCTTCCTCTGCGGCAGCCTTGCCCTTGACGACCTCACCGTTGGATAATTCGTATTTGCCGCCGCCGACATGCTTCGGCCATTGTTCAACGACCGCTTCAGCGCCAATATAGCCAAGTGCAGCGAGCTCGGCTTCGCGTTTTCCTTCGTACTCCTCGCCAGCTTCAAAGAGGTGTTTAGTCACTTTGCATCTGAACGTTTTTAAGACGGTTGGCATTCGTGATCCTCCTTAATTAACAACAGGAGCAGCCCGCAGGCCACTCCCGTTTAACGGATATTAGACTGCAGGGACGATTGTGACGAGTGCGAAGGCGCCAGCCTTAACCGGCTTACCATCAAATCGGCCTTTGCCACGGAATGCCGTTTGGTCTTCGGTGAATTTGACATGAGTCGAAGTGTCGATCGTAATGTTCTCGCGCTCAACAAGCGTGTATTGCGAGAAGTCTCCGAAGAGGACCTTGTCCGCATCCATGTTGTTGTTGAACACAACACGCAGGCCGACCAAATCCGGATTTGTCAGGTTCGGCAGCTTGCCAACAATGTTACCGCTGGAATCAACTTGGATGCTGTAACCAACCAGGCGGTTGTAATAAGTGCTGCGTTTCATGACCGCGACAATTTCGCCGACGCTATCGTCACCTGTATCGATGAGGCCGATTTGTTTTACCAGGTTTTTCAACAGATCCGCGTCTTCATCAACGTTAACTTTGTTTCCGGCTGGGATAGCCGGGATAACGCCGCCAGGCTGTTTGTTCGCCGAGCCGGTGCCTTTGATGATTGCCAGGTCAAGAGCCTTGGCAATAGCGCGGGCAATCTTCTTCGTGACGTAAGCGTCCAGGTTGATAATGGAATCTTGCAGCAGGTAGTTGTCGACGAAAGTCACCTTGCCGACCTTGAAGCCGTCGAAGTCAACGTTCGTGATAGTGCCAACGTCGCCAGTAGGGAGCGCGGCGGATTGCTCAATCCATGTAGCTGCCGAAGTGTCGGAGTCAATCAGAATCCGCGTAGTGCCTTTTACTTGAATCTTGTCTACCAGCGGGTACAGAGTAGTAAAGTCGCCCATGATGTCCATGATGCGGTTTACAACGACTTCTGGGATTGTCAGCTCGCCACCGGATACGGCGCGGAGGTTCTTGAATTTCTCATAGAACTCAACAACCTCGCTGCGTTTGTAGTACTCGCCAGTTTTAAGCAACTCTCTCACTTGCAATTTGTTCATGCCTTCTGCACCTCTTTCGTTTTGGTTGGATTGGTTTGTGTTGCTGCGAGTTGTATTGCTCGGAGCCGCGCTGTTGAGTTGTTCCAGCTCGCCCTCGAGAGCAGCGATCTCGCCCTCAAGAGTGGTTTTTTTAGCCGTGAGCTCAGACCGCTCATTCTCGATGGTAGTAACCTCGCCTTCCACGGTAGAGATTTCCTCTTCCGTATTAGCCTCCTCAAGAGCGGCCTCCAGATTAGCAGAGCGGAGATCCAGCCCGCGCTCCTGCTCCAGCAGTTCGGCAAGCGCCGATTTGCGTTGTTCGATTTTCTTGCCAATCATTAATTGTCTAAGCATTATTTGTTCAACCTCGCTTTCAAATTGTGTTTACGTTGTTGCAGCTGGCGCTCACGATGCTGAGCAACTTCCGCCTTACGCGCTTGAACGCCGGTGTCCGTATACTGCGGGAAGGTAACGACCGATACCTCATGCAGATCGATTTCTCGGATGGTCCATTTCACAGTACCGTCGTCGCGCCAGTCCGTTTCTTCACGGATGATGTTGAAGCCAAAGCTACATTGATCGACGTCACCGCGCTTGACGCGGGCATACAGGTTCATTGCGTCGACGTCATCCGGATTGATCTTAATGCGGCCCCATAAGCCGTGGCTGTCGGTCCTGAGCTCCAGTGTGCCGGCCTTATTCCGGCCGAGAACAAACATTGTGTCATGATTCGCAAGAGCGCGAATGTCATTGCCGAGTGTGCTGTCAAAAGCGCCAGGAGCGATTTCCTCATATGCCCCTGTCCAAAGCTCTGTTTGCTGCCCAAATACGGAGAAGTAACCTTCGATTGTCAGGTCCTCGCTCTCGGCCGCCCGCGTTTTAAGCTCGGTCATTACGCTGCGGGTCTGCCTAATCTCTCTATCCACCTTCATCACCCCCTTGGTTCAGTTTCTTTTGATCGCCAATCATGCCGGCCGGGATATAGTTCTCCAGGATGACGCGCTCATTTAGGCCTTCAAGCGGCGAGTCTCCGAGCCAATTGCGAACCTCGTTGCCAAGGTAAAGCCCGCGTACGTAAAGGTTGCTGCCGACTTCAGCAAGCTCCTTCAGGTCATAGGCATATAAGCTGCGCGGGTTAAATCTGAAGTAAAGGTCCGGAGCATAGAGCAGCTTCCGCGTCAACTCTTGGACAATGCCGGTAGCAAGCGGAAGAACCCGAGTGTTAACGAAGGCGTTGTACTCGTCTTTCTTGAAGTCTCCGACGCCAACAAAAAAAGCCGGCACTCCAATGAGGGCGGCTACGGTTCTTTTATCCAATTGGACTGCATCATTAATGGCAAGGTCAGCAAGAGAGAGCGGACGGACCTGGTCGACCTTCAGGAGATCGGCCGGGATAACCCAAGGCTTGCCGCCTGAAGTCTCCGACACGTACTTGTTAAGAATCTGGTCGCGGCCTTCTGGGCTGGACAATTCCTCCGTCATGGCATCGACCGATACAATGATCGACGGCTTCCATTTATCGCTCATGAAGCTCTTCTTCGTAGCTGTCGCCTGCTTCAGATTGTCAACGATATCCTTTAGAACGACGCGGTAACCGGTACCGACCCAAGGTCGTTCCGGATCCGGATTGATAGTAAAGTGGAGCACTTCATCATGACCGTATGTGGCGCCTTGATAGAGCACGTTATAACCGTCTGGCGTATCCATGAATGCGACGCTTGACGGTTTGAGCGGTATGAGCTCATCAATAAGGCCATCTCGAATGCGCGGGTATACAACACTGTTACCGTCTCCCGGCAGCAGCATGGTATAGACCAGGTTGTACATCCACGCTTTGCGCGTCATGAGGCTGTACGGGTTGATGTCCAGCTTCCGGGAAAGCTCATTCTTCACCCGGACATCCCCGTTCTCGGTGTTCCTCATAAGGTGAATTGTCATGCTGCTGATTAAATCCGCGATCTTATCAACCGCCATGCGTACCTCGGGATTATCGGATAAGCGGGTGTACCCCGGAATCAGTATTGATGTGTCGCCGCCATTCATGAATAGCCCAACCATAGAAGGTGTGTCCGCTCTGGTCAGATTCGCGGAACGTTTCTTTTTACGACTCAATATATCAGCCTCCTTTCAACCATTGGTCTGCGCTCGCTTTGCTCTCCATGTTTTCGAGCATGCGAATAGCACCGAACACCGCAGCATCGAATAAGTCGATGCGCTGCGTCGGCATTACCTTCTCGTATTGGATCATGTCGTCCGTCTTCTCAATGGCCGCAACATTCTGCAGGCAGTACTCGAAGGCGTCCGAATGGAGGTAATAGAAATTTCCGTCTTTCGCCGCTTTCTCAATCCGGCGGAATCCCTCGGACTTCTTGTAGAAGTATTGCGGCTGGTCAATGATCTTGAAGCCTGCTTTCTTCATTCCCAGGAAGAACTCCCGCCCAAACTTCCGGTCAAAGCCAACCTGCTTAACCTTGAATCCTTTATCCCGCATCATCTTGAACCAGTTCACAACGTCGGCATGGTTCACCGTTGGCGTGTTACACATATCGAGCCAGCCGTCATCCTTCCAGCCAAACAACGGTATGCTGTCCTCTTCAGCTTTAGCGGCAGCCGCAACGATAGGGAACCATGCGTGAGTAATGGCGATGTCTACGCCCTTGTAATGGCCGTATAGAGCCGCTGCGGTAAGGTCATGCAGCTTTGACAGGTCAGCGCCTGCATACCAGTCAATAGGCAGCTTGGCGAGTTGTGCGAGTGTCCAGTCATGTTTCCGGTCTGAAGCCTTAAATTCATCGACGTTAAAGTAAGCCTTGATCGCTGAAGTGTAGACGTTGAGCGACTTAGCAAAGAAGTCTTTCCGTTGCTGTGGGTCGTTCTGGGCCTGCATGGCATCGTTCATGATATCGTTCGGACGGATGGAGACACCGTAGGCCGGGTTCGCCATCTCATGGATCCTTGGGTTCGTGAAGTCGACTTCGCCTTTTTCGTCTTGGTCAGCTTTGGCGATGAAAATGAAGTAGGCTTCATCCTTCGCCGTGCCGTCCAGAACCTTCTTGCAATACGTAAGCCGCTGGTAACAGAAGCTTGTCATGTCATCGCCGGCTGTCGTGATGCCAATCATGAGCTTGTTCGTGTAAGCCTTCATCGCTTCCTTGATGATGTTGTACTGCTTAGGCGTCTTGTATGCGTGGATCTCGTCGGCGATCGCGATATTACAGTTAAGTGAGTCCTGCCGATCCGGGCTGGCCGCAAGCGCTTGAATGTAAATGGAACCATCGCCCAGGTCTCCCGCAATAGAGTGCTCTTGGTTATTGTCGATGACTCTGAAGTTCTCTCTTTCACCCATCTGTCCTAGGTTGAAGTTGATGAAGTTAAAGCTCTCCAATGACTGTTTAAGCGCCGCTGCCGTGATGTAGACCTTACTACCAGACTTGCGCTCCAAAAGCCCCAGCGCCCACGCTAGAGCCGCTGCAAAGGAAGTCTTGATGTTCTTCCGGGGAATAAAAATAAACGCTTCTTTGAAGCGCCTAATTTTGGTTCCTTTATGATAAAAGCCCAGCAGGTTATATACCTGGAACTTATGAAATGGCTCCAGCAAAAACGGCTGCCCGCGGAGGGGAGTGCCGTCCAGCATCTCGCCTTGAGCATGAACGAATGTCTTCTCAATGATGCCGATTACGAATTCGGCGTTTTTCGGGTTGAACTCATATTCAGGGTTCTCCAGATCGCGGAAGAACCGCTCACAAGCCTGAATGATTTCTCTGCAAGCTATCTTTCGTCCTTCGACAATACTCCGGGCATACTCGAAGACTGTCTCGCGATTTTTAAACTCGGTCATCCAAACGAGCTTAAAGCAGCTGTCAGCTTTGAAGTCTTGGGAGCCGGAAGGTCCCCAACCTTTCTATCGGGCGTCACAGAACCAAACGACTTAGGGTTGAGACAAAGCCGGTCAGAGTATGCCAATATATCTTTCCGTAAAGCTTCGAGCGTAGCCACTAACGGAGCTTTCTTCGCGCCGCCGTCGGACGTCTTCGTTTGATACCTCATACCGCCGTTTCTGAAGCGTTCTGAGAGCGTATTGTATTGCACGACTAGCTCAGCATACATTTGGATTAGCGGGTCGTATTCAGCCTTATAAACGCCGATAGACTGCATGTCTCTAACGGTTCGCTCGAAAACGATCTGTTGGTCAGCCAGCGCCTTTTCTCCTGCTTTTGCCATTGCCTCACCTCCCGAAAAAAGTTTGTGGGGAACTCGCGCCATTGGAAAAACCTCCCCCGCCAGGTCCCAAAAGGGTCAATTTGAATTTTCGACAAGAGGGGGGGATGCTCGCTCTTTCCACCTTTTTCCGATTTCTGTTAACTCGTCCGTCGTCCGATCATGCATCGAACCGTGACATGGATTGCACAATGAAATCAGATTCCAATTCTCATAGCCGTACTCTGGATGATCCTCGAGAGGATGGATGTGATGGACTGTCTGAGCTGTTGTGCTCTTGCCGAATCGTTTGCATTCTTGGCAGAGATATTCATCACGTCTCAAGATTCGCTCGCGCTTCTTCAGCCATCGTGTTGTTTTGTAGAACGCTTTGACAATCTTCATTCGTTCATCACCCGTTGTTCAAGTCGCTGTATCTCGTAGTGAATACGCCACCTTATGTCCACTTCAGCATCCTTTATATAAAGAGCAGCTATCTCTTCTTCGGTTGCATTCTCGATGATGTAGCCGCCAGCTATCGTAGACCAAACGCGGTACTTGCCATCGTCCTGCTTCTGTATCTGTCTGCTCAT